AGAGGTGAAGTTTAAGGCGGCTATGGAGTCTATGGCAGCTCTCAAATCAACTTTATCAGCACTTCAATCGGTGCTACGGATTCAGGAGGATGCAGCCTAATGTACTCTTTCAATCCGGTTCCTAAACCTTCGCACAAACGTTCTGACAAGATCACGCAACGGAAACTAGGAGAGATATCGCCAAAGGTTCGCAAGGTAGTATATGAGCGCTCAGGAGGCGTGTGTGAGCGTTGCCACAGATCGAGAGGTCATCACCTAGCCCATTTGGTTAGGAGACCTCAGATGACCGCTAAAACGAGCGAGAAGGACTTAGCCCACCTATGTGTTGCGTGTCATAAATTTGCTGATGAATCCGGTCGAGAGGGCAGGGAATGGTTGAAGTCATTTGCCGAAGGCCTTCGATCCGACCGAACTGCTTAACGCAGTGGTAGCCGAAGCATAAATCATTTATAGGAGGTAGAGTATGGGAAAAATTAACGAATCCGGCAAGCTGCAATACTACAAACCAAACCTCATAGAGAGAATTAGATTATGGATATGGGTTAAGAGACATTATAAGCCCTGATACGGCTTCCGCTTCGCTAGGTGGTTCGGTCGATACGATGGCGCTACGCGCAAAGGAGAACTCTATATGACAGATAACAGGATATAAGACTTAACATGGGAAGACGTGACCAATATACGTGTTAAGTCATATCAAAATGAACCAGTTAGCAACGATGAAATAATAGCTCTAACCGACACATTCCAGCATCTTTGGAATAAGATCGATCGGGAGAGAGAAGAAAAGGAAAAGTTACAACGAGAAATCGCATCACATGCACCGGAAGGGCGAAACTACACCAACGAACAGTATGTGAATCTGCTTCAACAAAGAGAAATACTTATAGAGGGATTGAGATTCTACACGGACGAAGATCATTATTCAGGATTTGGAGAAGCGTGGATTTTACCTGATCGTGGTAAAACAGCACGTGAAGCACTCAAACAAATCGGCATAGAACCCTAAACCCTTGTCGGCCTCCGCTTCGCTAAGCATATGCTGTCGAGCGAAGGGTTAGTCAAAAGAAAAGAGAGAGTCATTTCGGCTCTCTCTCCTTCATCAAGTCCTTGAGAATCTTATTTATCAAATAGCTGAGCGAGCGGTCATCTGCTTCGGCCATCTTCAAGTAGTGTTCATGAACTTCCGGATCGAGTGTCAACGTGGTTCTGATCTTATTAAACTGCTGAGACATCATTCATCCCCCCCCCTATGAGGCATTGTATCACATAGAATTTTTTTTATACAACAGCATCATATTGTATATACAAAAGTATGATAGTATATGATACAATAGATATAAAGGAGGCGGTTAGGTTGAAGGACACAAAAAACATCCTAATGAGAGTCGATAGCAAGTTCCTAGATCGCATCGACCAAAAGTGGAAGCGCGATAACTTCAAGACTCGCACAGAGTACATCATGTTCCTTATTCGAAACGATGTGAACGACAGGGCGGTGTAGAAATTGGCAGAGCGCAGAATGTTTGCAAAAAGCATAATCGACAGCGACATATTCCTAGACATGCCGTCCTCTACGCAGAATCTATATTTCCACCTTGCAATGAGGGCAGACGATGACGGATTTGTTAATTCGCCGCAACGGATCATGCGAATGGTGTCCTGCTCTAAAAATGACATGGACATGCTTGTATTCAAACAATTCGTTATCCCGTTTGAATCCGGTATTTGCGTTATCAAGCATTGGCGCATTCATAACTATTTGCGTAACGATCGGTACAGGCCAACCATCTACACAGCAGAAAAAAACAGTCTGAGTTTAGATGATTCCAAGGCATATGTTGTCGGTGTTCCACACGGTATACCAAGTGGTATACCAAACGACATACCAATGGGAGACGCAGGTAAGGATAGGTTAGGTAAGGATAGTATAGGTAAGGAAAGTATAGATAATAATCAACCTTCCGTACCTGATGGTACGACACATAAACGGTTCACACCTCCAACAATTGATGAGGTAATAGACTATTGTAACGAGCGAATGAACAATATTGATCCTCAACGTTGGTACGACTTCTACACATCAAAAGCGTGGATGATAGGAAAGAACAAAATGAAAGATTGGAAAGCGGCAATTAGAACGTGGGAAACCAATCAATCTTCAAACGGTTCTAGCAAAATCGGGAAAATGGGGCAAGCGGCGTATCGTCAAGAATCGTCTCATGAAAAGCTAAAGAGAATGTTAAGGGAGGCGGAAGAACGTGAATCAATTGGAGATAACCAAGCTAATAACAATATGTTCGGCTAATTATCGAAACTGGCCGGAAAAAGGGAAAGAAGAAGACACCATTACTCTATGGGAATTGATGCTTGCCGATATCCCATTAGAAATCGCAAAGGTTGCAGTACAACAGCACATAGGAAAATCAGTTTACCCTCCTACCGTTGCTGACATTCGCGAAATCGTAAACCACATATCTATTCCGCAAGAAAAAACAGCTATCGAAGCTTGGGGAGACGTAAAAACGGCGATACGCAGATACGGCAGTTACAACGAGAAAAAAGCTATGGATTCCCTGTCAGGCGTGACGCGGAAAGTCGTGGAATACATCGGATTTAAAACACTGTGCATGTCGGAGGATGAAATGGCAGATCGGGCGCACTTTCTGAAAATGTATGAAGTTGTCGCTAAACGGGAAAGAGACGATGCGCTATTGCTCCCGCAGACGAGAGACATGATGCTCCGATTACAGATCAAGACTCAATATCTGATCGAAGAAGAAGGAGCGTAACCCATGGGAATGACTCGCGATGACATTTTAAGGCGACTCGTAACAGGTGCGGAATACCTGGAGAGAACCGACCTAACCAAATCACAGCGAGAAAAAGCCGAAGCGAGATACGACGAACTAGAGGCTGAACTGGAACGGATCGAGCAAGAGGAAAAAGCATTAAGAGAGTCCGTACCCGAGGAAGTACAAGTGAACATGGACAAGATACGCAGTATTTTGAAAAATGCAAAACCCAAAAAGCCAGCCTAAAGGAGACTAAATACCATGTTGAATAGCGAAGAAACAATGCTGCTAAACAGCATTAAAGAACACATTCTCAAAGCGGAATCGGATTTTGAAGCTGGATTGATAACGGAAGAAAAGCTTAATGAGATATACAAGTTGGTTGATGAAGCAGCAGACGAAATCGAAGCAATATCAAGATCATAACAACATTACCGCAACGTACTTAAACAACTTCAAACACAACTTGAAATGTTATAAGGCGTGAGTGGGAAAGTAAACAACGAGCGGAGGAATGAACGTGGCAAAAACCGAGGAAACGCAAAAATTGGAACGAGACATCGGAATAGCCACAAAGAAGATGGGCGTGTTCGGGTGTTACGAGGTTACGATCGGATGGTTCGGAGACGAACGAGTCGATTATATGACTTACGACACAAAAGGAACTTTCCGGTGCTACGAGATCAAAGTTTCAAAGCCTGATTTCTACAGCAAGTCTAAGAAAACGTTCGTTGGTCACTTTAATTACTTCGTACTAACTAATGCTCTATACGAAGAAGTGAAGCATGATATCCCGAACCATATCGGCGTATACGTTGGACAATCGTGCGTGAAAAGACCCAAAAGACAGGAATTATTGGTTGACGAGAAAGTGTTAAAGGATTCACTCATACGTTCCTTATCCAGAGATGTTGAGAAACTATTAAAGAGCCATGACCCAAATTACGTGAACCGGATGAACAGACTTTTCGAGCAAGAACGAAGAGTGAAAGAACAATATCAAAAAAGGCTGAATGATATCCAAAATATGTTGTTCAGGAAATTCGGTCCAAGATGGCAACGAGAAATAGAAGAACCAGAACTGCCGCAGGCCATCGAATCGACCGAAATTGCTTAGCGCGTAAGCGCGGAGGCCGAACAAGAGGGTTATATCAATAATCGCGCAATGGCGCTAAGGAGAATGGATATGCTGAGTTGGAAAGATACAACATCATATAGCCAAAACGAAAAAGAGAGAACACCAAGAACATGGAGAGCGGAAGTCGGGAGATTCGAAGTGATTGTGACAAGAGTCATTCATTTTGATGACATATGGTTTCTCCGAATCCGATCGTTGGGAATAGAACAACAATTGAACAGCAAAGACATTTCATACGCAAAGAGAGAAGCGGAATTAATACTTAAAATGGGACTTCAAAAAAGAATCGATGAAATGAAAGAAGCAATTAAAGACATCGATTCGACCGAAGTTCACCTAGTGTAGTGAAACGTAACGGCAGCCGTATAGGGGTTTAGAGCAGATATAGGGAGGGGTAGCATTGAAACTCGGATCACTTTTCGACGGCATAGGCGGCTTTCCACTCGTATCGTCATGGTATGGTATAACGCCAGCATGGGCAAGTGAGATTGAATCTGCGCCTATCAGCATCACAAAGCGCCATTTCCCCAACATGAAGCACTTAGGCGACATCACAAAGATAAACGGCGCGGAGATCGAACCGGTGGATATTATCACATTCGGCAGCCCTTGCCAAGATTTAAGCGTAGCAGGAAAACGCGCTGGACTAGCTGGTGCGAGATCGGGACTATTTGGCGAGGCAATCCGAATCATCGAAGAAATGAGGGAGGCAACAAATGGGTTATATCCAACTTGGGCTATTTGGGAGAACGTCCCAGGAGCTTTGTCATCAAATGACGGGCTGGATTTTAGAGCCGTGCTCCAATCCTTTGCAAACACCGAAATTCCAATGCCTGCCGCTGGAAGATGGGGAGACGCCGGAATGGTGCGAGGCGGGAGTTGTGACTTCGGATGGAGAGTCCTGGACGCCCAATATTGGGGAGTTCCCCAACGTCGAAAGAGAGTCTTTATTGTCGCAGATTTTAGAGGACAACGTGCCGCAGAAGTATTATTTAAGCCCGAAAGCTTGCATGGGCATTTTGCGCCGAGCAGAAAGGCGAGGGAAGGAACTGCCGCCGATGCTGCAAACGGCGTTGATGGCGCAGTCTGGCCAGACTGCGCCAGAACTCTCACCGCAAGACACAACAGCAGCCCATGCGCCGATCGAGGACAAAATTTCGTTTACGACTGCCGAGGAAACGGAGACGGAGAAACCGTCAATACGCTCACGGGTGACCACCAAAGCATGGTGACAGATTACACGGCAATTGCGATTTTCGCAGGCGGTAACGGTGCAGGAGCAGGACTATCTTACAGCGAGAGCATTGCACCTACTCTAAAAGCAGCAGGTGCGGCAATTAACCAAGCTCCAACAATCGCATTTGGTTTTAAGTCCTATGGTCAATATGAGGAAACAGAGACGAGTAAAACTCTAATGGCATGTGACGATATAACGACTGGCGATTTGATTGCAAATGTAAAAACAGGGAAAACGGTCAGGAGGCTTACACCGCTAGAGTGTGAGAGATTGCAGGGCTATCCTGATGGTTGGACGAAGTACGGACATGATGGAAAAGAAATCAAAGACAGTCCGCGGTATACCGCAATCGGCAATAGCCTTGCACTACCATGTGTTGAATATTTGATTAGCGGCATAGCCGCCATCGCTCGACAGCATACGCTTAGCGAAGCGGAGGCCGACAAGATTGAAACTCATAGCCCACATAAAAGGCGAGAAACCAAGAGAAATAAGAGACTACAAGTACATTGATCCAAACGGAATCATACTATACGAGTTATACCCCGGATGTATCGAGATCATGTCGAGGGATGAAGTAACGATAACGGAGGCGGAAGAATGACAATAGAGCAGAAAGAGTATTGCGAACACTACAGAGAAGCTGGAAATTGCCCGATATGCGCGGTGGAATGGTTTCATAGGACAGTTAGAGAACAGGCATCCATCATAAAGAATCAAGCGGAAGAGATTGCAGCACTTAAACAACAACTTGAAGACTACGAACATGGTCACAATGCTGAGATGGAAGGGATGGACGATTCCCCATGTTAACCCGTGAACAGATTAATGCGATGGAACCAACTGAATTATCTCTAGCAGTAGCCGAGCACATTTTCCAAGCAAAGACGATCGGTTCCGAAAATATTCCCAACGTTAGGTTGCTGGTCGGACATTTCGGGTTTGAAGCGTGGAAGCCAATGAAAGGTAACTGGAATAACGCGTTATGGCGGCGAACCGATGAAGAAGCTTGGTTGGATTGTCCGAGGTATGCAGAAGACATATCCTCAGCATTTGAAGTGGTGGAGAAGCTACAAGAGCATCACAAATACGTTGATATCCGAACCTGTGCAGACCACTACGAGGTATGGATAACGGACTGGTCGAGAGGTGTCGGCACAGAAGAAGAGGTCATAACCCAAACAATTGCACATCCTAGCCTACCATTTGCAATATCAAAGTGCGCCCTATTAACCACAATCCAAGGAGAACAGAACAATGCGTGAAGCCATTGAGAGAGTTATAGCGGAGTTGACCGAACGAAGAGGAGAACACGCGAGCGATATTAGAATATGGGGAAATACACCGGAATTATACGGACGAACAAAGGAATTAGAACACTGTATTAAACTGCTCAAGGAGGTGCTTAATGCTACAGACCATAAAAGTGATGAACATACCTCCAACGCAGAATGAACTAAGGAGAATGCACTATCAAACAATCGCCAAGGAAAAAAAGTCGTGGGAACGCATCATATGGGCGATAGTGAAAGAGCAGAAGATACAGCCAGTTAACACGGTACTGGTCACGTATGAGTTTTGGTTCAAGGACAGACGCAGGCGTGACGCAGACAATTACGCCGCATCCGCGAAGATGTTGCAGGATGGACTCGTAAAGGCTGGCATACTACCGGATGACAACTTTGAGTATGTGAAGGAACTGAGGATCAAGCATGGCGGGGTAAGTGATAAGCCATATATACTGATTCACTTGGACGAGATCGCATAGGAGGGATGAGGAAATGTCACAACTGGGTATACATTGTCCGTTTTGCAATGAACGGCTACACATGGAAAGCTACAGGATGAGCAAGCGTTACGCGCCTAAAATGATTGTGTTTTGCGACAACGACGATTGTGAAGTAAAACCAATGACAGATGCGACCAACCCTATAAGAGCATTTGCAGATGTAGAAGCTTGGGGTTATATGCCGAAGGCCTCCGAGACGACCGAATCAGCGCGAGCCGAAGCGGAGGTTTTATGACCAAAGAACAACTCCAAGCAGAAAAAGAACGCCTACAAGCACACATAAACTTTTGGAACATAAACACTCCTGAGAGGGAGAAGAAAGTGAAGAGAATAGCGGAGATAGAGACGATTTTGAAACGAGGCTCTTAGAGCGATTGAGAGGAGCAACCAGTGTCGTAACACTCGGAAGATGCTAGAAAGCCACCACACGCCACCAAGAAGGCGAAAACAACATACAAATCGGAGGAATAAACATGAAAGTTAAAATTGACGCTAGATGGATTATTGAATCTGACGGAGTGCAGTACATCATCAAAGAAATAAAGACGGTTGAAGAAGGGGTAAATGCTGGCAAGGAATACGAGACGTTGGTCGGATACTTTACATCGATTCATGCAATGTTTAACCGGCTGCTCAAGATAAAGCTCATGGAATCCGAAGCGTCGAACATACTGGAATTGCAATTGGATATCCTTCGTATCGAGCAATGGTTTAAAGATTTGTTCCTTGTAGAAATTGATAGTCAAAAATTGGCGGTATAGA